ATCTGATTATACAAATGATATTCGAAAGAAAAAACATAGTATTCCATTTAAACAAGATGTGAATAAAATGTTGAAATTAAAAAAATCCCATCAAGGAACAGAAAAAGAGTTAGATACTTTATTGACGAAAGAGTGTAGTTTTATCCATCAATATTATACTGATATTTTCAACAAGATAAAAAAGGATGAGATTGATATTATTATATTATTTAAATTTCTAGATATATTGTCTAAAATTGAAGAGGGTGAAATAGATCAACATACGGGTTCTTATTATGTTGGTAAATTCCTGAAAGAATTATATATTGACTCAGCATTAAAAAAAGGTTCTAAATATGATAATGAAAGTGAAACAAATTACAAAAATATTTCCTGGAAAGAGTTTAAAGCATTAAAAATAGATTAAATAATGAAATGTGTTATTGTAGAATCACCGTCGAAGTGTAAAAAAATAGAAGAAATACTAGGAGATGGATATAAATGTATTGCTAGTTATGGGCATTTAAGAGAAATGAAGGACTATAAGTATACAATAATAGAAGGTAAGAAAAAACATATTGACTCAATAAAAAATCTAATTAAATCTTCATCTGAAGTTATTCTTGCTACAGATAAAGATAGAGAAGGAGAAGCAATCGCATGGCATATATGTGATATATTTAATTTATCTATTGAAAAAACAAAAAGAATATCTTTTAGTTCAATCACAAAAGAAGCGATTCTGGCATCTCTAAAGAATCATGAAACAATAGATATGAAATTAGTTGAATCACAAAAAACCAGACAGATTATTGATTATATGATAGGTTATAAAATTTCTCCTTTATTATGGCGAAAGATAACAACTAAATTAAAATTATCAGCAGGTAGATGTCAAACACCCGCTTTAAAAATTATATATGATAATGAAAAGGAAAATGATAATCGTGTATATGATTATAAAACAATTGGTTATTTTACACAACAATGTATACCATTTCATTTAAATCATAAATTTAAGAAAATAGAAGAAGTCAACGTATTTTTAGAGGCGTCCATAAATAAGGAGTATATTATGAATGTCAATAATCTGGGAAAGTATTTTTATAAATCACCTTTACCATTATCAACGAATCGGTTACAACAATTATCGAATCAGAAATTATCATTTTCTCCTAAAGATACGATGAGGATATGTCAAAGTTTATATGAGAAAGGACATATTACATATATGAGAACAGAAACTCAATGTTATTCAAATGATTTTATTGAAGAAATGACTGTATATATAAAAAATTCAATACGTCAGGCAAAAATCAAGGATGAATTAGATATGATAACAATGAAAAAGAATGAAGCACATGAATCGATACGTCCAACCTACATAAATAAAGATGTAAAATTAGAAGGAAATGAAAAGAAACTATATACAATGATTCGTAATATTACAATAGAGAGTTTTTTAGAAGATTGTCAATATAATAAATATGAATTTTATATTGAAAGTGAAAACTATAAATATATACATTATGAAGAAGTCATTGATGTTATTGGATGGAGATATAAGGAAATCATAGAAAATAAATATGCCTATCTATCAAACATACGAAAGGTGAATTGTCTTTCTATTCGATCAGAAGAAAGTATTCATCATAAAAAACAACATTATAGTGAATCTAAATTACTTCAAATTTTGGAATCCAAAGGTATTGGAAGACCTTCCACGTTTGCAAATATAGTGGATACGATTCAGTCTAGAGGATATGTAAAAAGAATGAATATAAAAGGGAAAGAAGAAGAGATGAATATATTAGAATTAAATGATAATCAGATTCAAATAACAAAAGAAAAAAAATTATTTGGTCAAGAAAAGAATAAATTAGTATTACAACCTATTGGAGAAATGGTAGTAGAACTTTTATATGAAAAGATTAAAGATTTATTTGATTATGGATATACAAAATATATGGAGGATTCGTTGGATCTTATCATTCGAGGTGAGATAAAAGGGGAAGACATTATAGATGAACTTGATAAAAAGATTACTTCTTTACTTGACTCAATAACGAAGGATAAAATTAAAATTAAAATAGATGAGGAACATACATTTTTGGTTGGAAAATATGGACCTGTGATTCAAAAAAAAAATGGTGAATTTTTAAAAGTAAGAGAAGATATACAAATGGATGATTTAAAACAATATACATTAGAAATGTTATTACATGAAAATAAAATTTGTGGACAATATAATGGAAATGATATGGTAATAAAAAGTGGAAAATATGGAAAATATTTGGAGGTCAATGGCGCACATTATTCTTTAAAAAATAAAGATTTAGACCAAAAGGAAGAATATTATATTGATATGATAGAGAATAAAAGAATTACAAACAGTTATTTACGTGATTTAACTCCAGAAATGTCGATTCGGAAAGGTAAATATGGATATTATATATTTTTTAATGGAAAGAAAAAAAATATATCATTGAAACATTTCAAAGGTGATATTGACAAATGTAGTGTTGAAGAAATTAATAATTGGATTAATAAATAATATATATATAATATAATGCCATTACCAATTGTAAAAAATGAACCCATGGTTCAAAACATATTATTTATGTTTATATTTATCGGATTAATTATAAAATTTTTTTTATCCCAGAAAACGAGTGAAGATGGTTTGACAGGTCCAGCAACAGCAACAAAATGGGGATTTGGTATTATATTAATATCTGTATCCTTATTAATATTTATATCTATCGGGCAACTCAAAGACACAGGAACTATAAGTATTATTCCTCATTTTATAATGATTGGAACAATCATTTGGTTTATATTAATTAATATCAATCATGGGGAAAGAATAAATAAAGGCGAAGTCGGAAATGGATATAATACTTATACAAATGCTTTTACATTTGTCATATTCATACAAATATGTATTATTATTGCTTTACTAAGTTGTTCTAACGATATGATAAAAAATAAACCTGTTTATGTGGCATTAAGTTTCTTATTGTCTGTTATAAGTATAGTATTATTAAGTATTGTGAATATTATATTAAAATATTATTCTACAGATGGATAGAATTTATAATTTAATCCATATTCGTATTCATTTTCCCAAATACTATAAATTTTTATGAATATTTGTTTTGATTTATTTTTTTTATCAAAAGCATGGCAAAGATTTTTTACAGGTTTTTTTGATATTTTTTCTTTTAAAAGAGATAAAATATTATCTTCTATATTTATAATTTTATTCATATTGCATAAATTATAATGATAAATAATATATATGCCATTAAATGAACTATTGTTTGAAAAATAATGTATTTTATATTTGCTTTGCCCTGCGTTTTTAAATATACTTGTTGTATTAATGTAAATATTTTTTTCATTGATTTTATGAATTGGAATATATATATTCATCTATTATAATTTCAAGATAATATTTAAGTGAGTTAAATAGATAATGAAACAAATAGTATGACAAAATCTATGAAATCATTTTTAGAGATATCAACCAATATGACAAAATATCATAATAAATTACCTGAGGATATAAAAGAGGTTCCTAACATCATCATATATGGACCAAAACAAACATTAAAATATAGTAGTGCCTTAAATATTGTATCAAAATATAGCGAAACAAACTTGGCTTATGAAAAAAAAATAAAATTTATGTTACAAACAACAGAATATTCTTTTAAAATGAGTGATTGTCATTTTGAGTTTGATTTCGAATTATCTGGTTGTAATACGAAGGCGCTTTGGTTTGAATTTACAACATTTATAAAAGATATTATAAAAATAAAAAATAAACCATTCTTTGTCATTTGTAAAAATTTTCATTGTATAAATCAAGAATTGTTGACTATATTTTATAGTTATATGCAAATTAATTTATATGATGATATTTTAAAATTTATATTATTGACTGAACATGTATCGTTTATTCCATATTCGATTGAATCTAGATGTTATACGATTTATAAAAAGAAAAAGAAAGATCACACAGAAGGATATATGAATTATTCTAAGATAATGAAACCTTTTATTCATATGATTGAAAATAAAAAAATAGATTATCAAGATATTCGAAATAATTTGTATGAGTTAATGATATACAATGTGGATATGAATGATTCCTTCTATTATTTGATTGAATATTGTATAATCAATCAAAAAATAAATTTGGATTTAAAGAACATACAAATATTATATGGAAGTTTGGAACATTATCATAATAATTATAGACCTATTTATCATTTAGAGTTTTTTATTGTATCATTATTAAAACTAACAAATGAATTTAAATGAAGCACTCCGAATATTCGGAATGGACGAAAATTATACACTTGAAATGATTAAAAAAAAATATAAAATATTAATATTAAAACATCATCCTGATAAGGGTGGTTGTTCTAATACATTTATAAAGATACATGAAGCTTATCATTATTTATTAAAATATACAAAAGAACATAATTCTATTTCTTATAAAGATTTTTATTTAGATATACATTTTTTTATGAAAGATATATTTGAAAAATATAATATAAAAAATGAAATACTAAATGGTATTTTATTGAATATAAAAGAAATACTACAACCAGAAAAGATTATCATAATAAGACCCTCATTAAAACAATTAATGGAGGGAGAAGTCTATGTTCTTGAATATGAAAATAAAACATATTATATACCATTATGGGAAACCGAACATATATATCATTTAAAAGATAAAGATTTAATTATTCAATGTATTCCAAAATTAGAAGAACACATTCAAATTGACCATAATAACAATATTATCGTAAAAGTATTTGAAAAAAGGGATAAAATAAAAATTGGTAATAAAATAATGAATACCAATGAAAAAATAATTTATAATCAAGGTATTCCAAGATATCAACAATATTATTTAGATAAGATTATATTTAGTGATATTATATTTTGTTAATTTACTTTTTTTTTCGTTGAACTTTTTTCTTTTTTGGTTCTTCTTCTTCTTCTGCTTGTGGTTTCTCTTCACTTGTTTCTTCATGTTGGGTTTCATCATCGCTATCTTCAGTAAGTTCGAGACCCACTTTTTCCTCTGTTTCTTCTACTTTTGTGTTCGTTTCACCAATTCGTACCTTTTCTTCGTCTGTAAGTTTGAGGAAGCAACGCCCCGAAAGGTCTTCTTTCGGTTTTACACACGCCTGTTCAAGGTTCCATGTAACACCAAACTTGCCATTCGCAAACCAAATACCACCACATTTAATAACAGATTTAAGATTGCTTAGTTTAGTAATGATTTCATTTGGTTCAAACTCATTTTCTTGTTTTGGATTAAATAGAGGATCATATTTCATATCATATAGTTCGCATTTGAACTTTTCATCCCAATATTCAAGTTTTACCTTTAGAGTAGGTGCTCGGTTCTCATCCACTTCACCGCTTTCTTTGTCTTTAGGATAAGTGAGCATTGGATGAAATAGAACATCCACTTGGTCTTTTGTCATTTTAGATTTATTAAACCATTCCTTTGCATTTTCAACCGCATCATTTTTAATCTTCTCTTGGAAATCAACCATTTTTTGTAGAAATACTTCTGCCTCTGGCGTTTTATAATCATCATTCGGAAACTGAAGAGACATATCAAATGTTTTTCGTCCCGTTTGTTCGTTCTCACGCTCATTTACACCCCATGTAAGCATCACTGGGGTAGAAATCTTTAGTTGTTTTTTATCTTTTGTGCTAATAATACCAACAGATTTTCCTCCCACTTTGTTGATACGGGGTTTAGAATATCCACAGTCAGCGTTAGGAGCGAAGGTGGTGTAATCGATGTGGGTCATTGTGTTGGATGCCATTTTGATATATATACATTGGATAAATCTCTATATCAATTTTTTTTTTATTTGTCAATAAGTTTTCTAATTTTTTAGATTTTAAGCTCCATCCGGGAGTTGAACCCGGGTTTCAGGATTCAAAGTCCTGGGTGATAACCACTACACTAACAGAGCACGTTTTTTTGTTGTTTTTTTTTGTTATTTTTTTGCTTACTTATGCTTTTACTGCCTTTGCAAAGTGAGGACTCATGTATCGTTGAAGATTAAAATATGTTAGAACCACATCTTTTTCTACCTTAAGAAGACCATTTAGTTTAGCATCAGGAAGGATGGTTCGTCCATTCGATGGGTCTTGTAGTTTATTCGCCTTAATATAAACATTAAGTTCCTTGGTCACCTCAGTGCGCGCCATTTCAGAACCCTTGTCTTTTCCAAGAAAAGTAGCAAGTTCATCACTGATGCGAGTAGGTTTTACAAATCCACTTGCGGGACGGGAACCCTTCTCACGCTTGCGTTTTCCTGAAGTTTTCTCAGCAAGTTTTACTTCACGGAGGCAACGTTTCTCAAGCTGCTTTACTTCGTTTTTAAGAAGAGTCATCATTCCCATTACTTCTTGAAGACGAGTCATTACTGGAGCAAAACCAGAAACTTCTTCAACCGACTCATTTACAGGAGCAGGAGTAGGAGTAGGAGCGACGACCGGAGTAGGCGCAGGAGCAGGTGCCGCTTGTTTTGCTACCTTTTTATCAGTTTTTTGTTTTGATGCTTTAGGAGCATCAACTTTAGGAGCAGGTTCACTTTTAGTTTTTTTAGCGGAAGCGGATTGTTTAGCAGGCATTATACACTATATAGACAGCATTATTTAAGTGTTTTAACGCAATTATATATTTAATTAAATTACTGCTTGATATAACCAGGGAAGAGTTTCAGCAGCCCGTGGAGAAACTAAGGTAAATCCACATAAAACATAATTTATTCCTAGATTATTATATTCATTATTTATACCTTTTGTAATCATATTTTCTATTATTTGTAATACAGTTTCTTGTATACTTATAATATTCATATATTGAATTCCTCTCAATCTTGTATTAATAAACGGATCACCATGGGGATGACATATATTTTTTTTCATATCATCAGTTAATTGTAATCTATAAAACCATATATCTCTTAAATGTTTTACTAAATGAATTAATCTAATTTTATCTAATTCGTTAAACCATTCTATATCTGTTTGATATCCATTCGCATCTATTAGTTGAAATAATTCCATTACCGTTTTTTTCCTTTTATTTTTCCTTTTCCTTTTCCTTTTTTCTATAATATGTATCAGTCTTGATAATTCAGTCGCCCTATCAATTTCTTTTATGGGTATCTGCTCTCTATTATATGGATTTAATATTTCTTCTTTATTTTTATTGATTAATTTCATAAATGAATGAATATCAAAACCAAACCACCTGTTATCACTATCAATATACGAAAAAAAATGTAATCTTGGTATTTCATACAATTCATCTAATGTACAAAAATCACTTGTATTTATACATTCATCTATATTATAATTATTGATACGATATGCTCTTTGAATCATATATTTTCTCCATATTCTTTGTATTACAGTTGAATTATATGTTTTTTTCATTGATTCGTATAATCTATTTTTAATTTCTTCTTTTTTTCCACTTTGTTTTACCTTATACAATTTACATATGGCTTTCAATTCTAATAATGTTTTATTCACAGAAAGAAGGTTCTTATATTCTTTTAATTTCATCTATATATAATATTTTTATATCTTTAATTCATATATGAATCATTTATATCATATCTATTGCTAATTGAAGATCCTTATTATAGTTCCATATTGAATTATCATTTTCATTTGAATAATCAATAATGGTTTCAATAATAAATTCTGGTAAATCATCAAACTCAAATATAAATACATTATCTAGAGATAAGAAGTAATAACTATCGTCTAATAAAAATATATAATATGATGGTTTTTTATATATTTGTTTTTTTGCCGTTTCATGTATCATTTTATAGCTATTATTTAATATAATGAAACATATATTTAATGCATCTTCTAAGATAGATAATATAAACCGATCTATTTTAAATATTCCATTTCTATATTGAATTTTAAATAAATCATATGTTTCAATCGTATCATACTTTAATAACTCCTTATTAGAATCCATTAATAATTCCAATTTATTTTTAAATTCAATATATTTATTATTTTCATTATCTACTTCTTTCAATAATGTATATGTAAATTCTATTTTAGAACGCTCTTTTAAAGTATTTAACAAGTTCTCTTGAATCTCTATATTTTTTTTTATTTCTTTAATTTCATTTAATATTGGATGATTTCTTTGTTTATCGTAATATTCTTTTGGTATATGATTTGAAAGAAAATAATATATGTCAATATTCATACCCTTGCTATTTAAAATACTTGTTATTCGTTCCGCGAAATCATTTGTATCAGTTAAGAATGACATAATGAATATATATTATTTTATTGTTTGAAATATTTAACGTAACACAGATTTTATCATTTTATTATATTCAATAATATCATTTGAGTTAGCGTTCTTTGTATATAATTTGCGAATTGAATTTGTAGGATCTAATGTCTCGCATAACATGTTATTTACATACATATCTGTATGTTCTTCTTGTAATATATTATATACATATTCCCCTTTGTATTTACGTTTGTAAATCGTATCATTGTTTATTAATTTCTTTGCTTCTGTCATGACGCCATTTATAGATACTTTGTGTGCTGGAGTTATTATTGTTGTTTTATTAGGTACATTAATACCAAGCGCACCCTTTTCTATAACCACATAATATTCGCCCAAAAATTTAGTTTTTGTTCTTATAAACCTTTCTTTGTGTAAAGTTTCATATTTTAATTGTTCAATTGGAAATTCACCTTGGTCTGTTCTTACTATTGAATCGCCCAAAAAGCATATATTAGATGTTGTAGTAGATATTATAAAATTCGCAGCGTTTGGTGTATCACTAATAAATCCATAATTACCTAATACTCCAGAATTACTAAACATACTACTATAATTTGTCACATTTGAAGTATCCCATATGCGAATATCTTCATTAAACGCAGAAGCACCATTAAACATATTATTCATATCACTTACACTCGTAGTCGTCCAACTAGTAATATCTTCATTAAATGCTGAAGCACCATTAAACATATTATTCATATCACTTACACTCGAAGTCGTCCAACTCCCGATAGGTTGATTAAATACTATAGCATCATTAAACATATAACTCATATTTGTCACGCTCGAAGTATCCCAACCACTAATATCTTTATTGAAATCAGAAGCACCTTTAAACATATTATTCATATCACTTACACTCGAAGTCGTCCAACTACCAATGGGTTGATTAAATACTATAGCATCATTAAACATATCATTCATATCAGTGACACCACTTACGTCCCAATCACCAATTGGTTGATTGAATGCTGAAGCACCATTAAACATATTATTCATATCACTTACACTCGAAGTCGTCCAACTACCAATGGGTTGATTGAATTCAGAAGCACCATTAAACATATTATTCATATCGGTGACACCACTTACGTCCCAATCACCAATTGGTTGATTGAATAATGAAGAATCATTAAACATATAACTCATATTTGTCACGCTTGAAGTGTCCCAGGCACTAATATCTTGATTGAATGCTGAAGCACCATTAAACATATTATTCATATCAGTGACACCGATCACGACCCAATCACCAATATATTCATTGAATGCTGAAGCACCATTAAATAAGTCACTCATGTCTGAAACAGTTGAAACATTCCATTCTCCAATAGGAATATATTTAACACCATTTATATATTCTGTAACAGAAATTTTTATATTATTATCACTAAGCGTTGGATACACATAATTAAAATTATCAGCGTTTGGTGTTTCAAGAAATTCATAATAACCTAATACTCCAGAATTACTAAACATACTACTATAATTTGTCACATTTGAAGTATCCCATATGCGAATATCTTCATTAAACGCAGAAGCACCATTAAACATATTATTCATATCACTTACACTCGAAGTCGTCCAACTCCCGATGGGTTGATTAAATACTATAGCATCATTAAACATATAACTCATATTTGTCACACTCGTAGTATCCCAACCACTAATATCTTTATTGAAATCAGAAGCACCATTAAACATATAATTCATATCACTTACACTCGAAGTCGTCCAACTACCAATGGGTTGATTGAAATCAGAAGCACCATTAAACATATTATTCATATCGGTGACACCACTCACGTCCCAATCACCAATTGGTTGATTGAATAATGAAGCATCATTAAACATATGATTCATATCGGAAACACCACTTACGTCCCACTCACCAATTGGTTCATTGAATACTGATGCATCATTAAACATATAACTCATATTTGTCACGCTCGAAGTATCCCAACCACTAATATCTTGATTGAAATCAGAAGCACCATTAAACATAGAATTCATATCTATCACAATCGAAGTCTTCCAACTACCGATGGGTTGATTAAATACTATAGCAGCATAAAACATATTATTCATATCGGTGACACTTGAAGTATCCCAACCACTAATATCTTGATTGAAATCAGAAGCACCATTAAACATAGAATTCATATCTATCACAATCGAAGTCTTCCAACTACCGATGGGTTGATTAAATACTATAGCAGCATAAAACA